CCAGCATCCACTTCAGCGATTATTAAAAGCATTATTGCTGCTAACACATCTGCTTCAGCAGTTACTTTTAACTTTTCAATAGTAAGCGCAGTAGCAGCTTCTTCCGCTTTAGTTTCAGGGGTAACTATCGCTGCTAACTCAGTTTTAACAATGGATAATCTATCCGTTGTTTTACAAGCTGGGGAATCATTTTTTGCATCAGCTAGTGCTGGAACTTCTATAACTCTTACAGTTTCAGGAGTTGAAATTTCCTAATGGCAGTTGTAGTTTATGGGCCTGTTGTTAACGCTGTTAATAACGAAGGTCATCAAGAAATTTTAGTTTCAACAGTTGACCCTATATCAGCAAACGGAAAAAACGGCGACATCTGGATTAAATACACGCCTTAATAATTAGGAGAACAATGCCGGGCTATTTAAAAGACAGTAACTCTTGGAAACAACTAACTAATACTTATGCAAAAGTTGGCGGTTCTTGGAAACAAGGACAACAAGCTTGGGTAAAAGTTGGTGGTTCTTGGAAACAATGGTTTTCATCTGGTATTTCAGATTTATTTAATAGGGTAAACTCTGCTGGAAGCCTAGGTACAGCTCTTTCTGGACAAGCATGGACTAATCTTCGCGGTGTTTGGAATATTGTTTCAAACCGTGCTCAAAGTTCTTCTGGTGGTTCAAACTATCCAATGGCAACTATTGACCTTGGAACTACTCAAAATACAACTTCTACTGCTTCTATATCTGGAGGTGGAGCAGGAATTGCTTTTTGGGTAACGGATACTAATTCTTGGTGGGTTGCAGCAACAGATTACAATCTAAGCAATTATGCAGTAAATACTGGATGTTCTACTTGTTGTTCTTGTTGCATGATTTATGATTGCTTTAACGACTGCTGCCCTATTATTACTTATTGCGTTCCTTCAGGTAGATGTTCAAGTTGGAACTGTAACTGTTCTTCTTGTTGTTCTTTTGCTAATAAAACTGATAGATTTCACTTTTTAAAGATATTTAGGTCTGTAGCTGGTTCTATTACTAATCCTGTTACTACTAATTTATTGACTACAACTTTTGATGGACACAACGCGGGGTCATACACGCTAATAGCTAAAATTAGATTATTTTTAACTAGCACCCTTATTACATTGCGTGGATACAATACCTCTGATACCCAAATTGGTTCAGGAACTACCTTTGCTGTTGCAGAAGAGAGAATTAATATATGCCAGTCCTGTGAGTTTTTTGTTAAAGCAACACGTCAATGTAAAAAATGTGGTTGCTTTATGGATATGAAAACTAAGCTGTTAAACGCTGAATGCCCTGTTGGAAAATGGGGTCAAGTATCCGTTTCTATGACAGAGGAGCAATAATGGCAGAATCTTTAGATAATCTTTTTAGTCAAAAAATGCCTTCATCGGAAAACATAGTTGTTGTGATTGTTGATAAGACAGCTAATAAAGTTATTCAAAAAATTAGTGCTCATCCAGATTTTTATGCAAATATGAAAAAACTACAAGATGGAGAAGCTTTGGTCATTGCAGTAGATGACCCGTACTCTGTTGAAGTAGGATACGACTACATACCAGACTAAGGAGAACAAAATGGCATTTGCAAACCCAACACCACAAGGTGCAAACCCAAAACCACCTCATAAAATTGCTTTTATCATTGATGGTGTAGTGGCTGATACTATTCACGTTCCAGATAGACTAGCAGCAGTTTTATTAAGCGAACCTAGAATTGTTCGTATTCCAGATGAATTAGAACCTGCAGTAATTCCAGGTTGGAAGTTTAATGATGAAGATGGGTTTATTGACGATAAAGAGTGGCAATTAAGAAATGAAGAAGCTGTTATGAGAGACCCTAACTTTCCTCGAGAGTCAGACCCAGCTTAATTACTTATAACTTTTTTTAACCCAAAAGTTTTTTCTGTAATTACCTTTATGGTTATCTCTAGATTGCTTTAGTGCTTTTGCTATTCGTCTAATATTTAAGTGCCAAGTACTAGTCCATTCTGCTCTTTTAATAGGCAGCACTTGTGCTATCGGAGTGCCTTTAGGAATAGTTCCAATAAAATCACTTTTAAAAAATACTGGTATATTTCCTGGAGTATTCCATTTATCTGCATCCATAATTCCAGATACTGCCATGAATGGTAAATCAAATCTATTAAACGGATGGGTCACTAATAAGCTCCACCCTCTAGGTGTTTTATAACCAACTTTAAGATAAATAGCAATTCCCTCATGAGAATACCCAGCAGGAGGAACCATGTATTTTCCAAGTTCTAAAGGTCTAGCATGTAGTACTTGGCTATCTTCATCCCATTTAAAATGTTTTACACCGTCTTCATCTACCGATATATGTAGGTCTTGGTCTAACCTAATAATCCAACCGCTTGCCATTGCATCAAAGTAAGGCATGCAAGACCTTAGCCCTGGAGTCTCTCCATCTGAAAGAGTTAATTCAGATTTCTTATACCATTCTGGGATAAATCTATGGGCTGGAAGCGGAGATAGCACAGTTCCTACTTCTGGGTAGTGAAAGAAGTGCATTATCTTTTTCATAACCCCATCGTAGCAGTAAGTTTGTGTTGGGCGTGAAAACGGCTGTTAATCTAATTAGAATTGACCTATGGCGAAATCTGAAGCATGGCAACGCAAGGCGGGTAAAAACCCCAAAGGCGGCCTTAATGAAAAGGGACGTAAGTCCTACGAAAAAGCTAATCCAGGTAGTAACCTTAAACCACCGGTAAAGCGTGAGCAGGCGAAAAAATCGTCTAAGTCCGCCGCCCGGAGAAAGTCTTTCTGTGCTCGCATGGAAGGTATGAAAAAGAAAAATACGTCTTCTAAAACCGCTAACAATCCGAATAGCCGAATAAACAAGTCCCTACGCGCATGGGACTGTTAACCAAACTCTAGAGAATAGGTAAAACATGGCAGTAAATAACAACGGGAATTTATTAGATTCCTCAAGCAATGTTGCCGTTGATTTTGTATGGGGTAACGTTCCTATGCAACCAAACGATGACCGTGCTGCTTCAATTAGCAACTTCGGTGGAACTACTGGTTCTGACGAAATTCAATATCAAACAGCAGTAGTAACTGCAGCTTCAGCAACTGCTGGAACCGTAACTTATACTGCAACAAATACATTCATTGCTGGACAGACTGTAACAATTACAGGTTTATCAACATCTGCATTTAACTTAACAAACGTATTAATTGCAACAGCTTCTTCAAGCCAATTCACTGTTACAAACGCAGCCACAGGCACAGCAGTAACTGGTGCAACAGCACAAGCAAAAGTAGTTATTAGCTCACTTCCTGGTGTTGGTGCAGATTATGCATGGGCAGCAACTACACAAGTTGCAAGTGGACGTCTAAACGTAGTAACCCCTGCATTTAACAATCACAATATCGCAGAAGGTGAATGGGCAAGTTTCCCATCTTACACAGCAGCAACCGGTAACTACATTGTTACAGCTGCAAGTGGAAATGGAACAACTGTTACATACACCGCACAAAATAAATTAGCAGCAGGAGACACTGTAAATATTACAGGTCTTGTAACTTCTGCATTTAACTTGTCATCAGCAACAGTAGCAACTGCAAATGCAACTAGATTTACAGTTACAAGTGCAGTAGGAAACGGCGTATCAATCACTGGTCAATACGGCAAAGTTGAATCTACAACAGCAGCCGCTTCAGGTGATGGTGCATTTGTTTCAGGAACTGCATACATCGTAGTACCTAGCGTACTTGGTGAAACAACAGCAAATGCTCTTGATGAACTTTTGGATGCTGGTTACGAATTAGCTAACATTACAAATACCACCGGAGTTACAAATACAGCTACACAGCCAACTCAGATTAACGTTACAACCACAACTGCCGCAACTGTAACCGTCTCTGGCGGAACAAGCACATGGCCAGTAGGTACAAAGGTTACTATTGCAGCTGGTACAGGTATCCCAGCAGCACTTGTTGGTACTTGGTCTGTAACTGGTGGTTCAGGAAGCACACTTGTTATTGCAGGTACAGGATGGACAGTTGCCGACACAGGCGCTATCACACCTGGAAATCGTTTAACTGGTGCATCTGGAACAGTCAAAACCCAAAGCACAGCAGCAGCCGCAGCAAGCATTGCTACAACTGCCACGATTACAATCACCTCTTGGGCCTAATAACCCAAATAAAAAAGCCCCTGGTTATCCAGGGGCTTTCTTTTTTAACGTTTAGAAGTTCGTCTTTGTCTTCGTATAACTACTCGGTCGTGTTCTGTGGTACCAGCCCATACTCCCATTATTAATGGAGTTGTTAGTGCATATTCAAGACAGTGAGATTTGAATTCACAGGATTTACAAATTTTTCTAGTATATTTAATATTTATTGCGCCTTCCGCTGCATTGTTTGGAAAAAACAAATCAGGGTCTGTTTGGGCACATGGTTGTGACCCATCAAAAAAAGGTGCTTTAAATTTATCAATACCAGTGTTTTCGCTCCCAGTGACTCCATGCATTACATGCGCTCCCGTATCTTTTATCGATATAAGCTAGTCCGGCTATTATTTGTTCTTTGGCATCAGAAGTCTTTTTAAATCCGTAAGCTTCCCAAGTTGAATCTAAAAACTGTGGGATACCATAAGCTGTTGAATTTTTATTCTGAGCTTTAGGATTAAAACGACTTTCTTTGTTCCATACATTACGCAAACATTTCCATTCTTGCAAGTCCCAACCTTCTGCATGAACCATTAAAAACGCTAAAGCTTCTGCATCAAAGAATTTTGCATATGGGCTAATGATTGCTTCTCTTGCATCTGTTCTACTTACAGAAACTGTAACACGAGTTAATTTAACTGTTGTTTTAGGTTCTGTTGTAGCCGCCATAGTTACAGATTTAGGTTCTGTTGGCGGAGATGCTATTGCCGGTGTAACTATAAATGCAGCTACTACCAACAATGACACACATGAGTGTGTTATCTTTCTGATATTAAGCAATATTCTTGCTCCTCTCAGGTATATCTAGCCAATCAAACTTTCGTACTCAAGTCAAGGCGAACTAAAAGTATTGTTTTTAGAGTGACAGGTGTTACTAAAGTAATGTATAAATAAGTAAATACACGTGACATTACACGGAAAACAAACTGTTTAGTTAAAACTACAAACAGAAATGAATATTTTATGTCTCTCATGGATTGGGCAGCTACCTTATCCGGCTTCGCAGCCTTTTTAGGAACCATCGTTTTATCAGTACGATGGATTGTTAAATCATACTTAATAGAATTAAAACCCAATGGCGGGGGTTCAATAAAAGATGCCGTCAATGATATTAAGCGCGAAATGGTAGAGGTTCGCGTATCTCTAGCCCGCTTAGAGGGCAAGTTTCATCAGCATGTTGAGGAAACAAAAGACTAATTTAGGCTGACGCTCCTAACTTTCTTGGGGCAGACTTTATAGAGCCGGTAAAAACGGCACAACCTCTAGAAGGAAGAAATATGTCAAAATCTATGAAAGCAGCAGTAGCCTCATACGCACGTTCTTTTGCAGCCGCAGCTCTTGCTGCATTTTTAGCAACTGGTGGAGATATTGCATCTCTAAACGCCGATTCACTTAAAATGATTCAACTGGTGGAGATATTGCATCTCTAAACGCCGATTCACTTAAAATGATTTTAAGTGCTGGTGTAGCAGCAGTACTTCCAGTAGCAATGCGTGCTTTGAATCCAAATGATAAAGCATTCGGTAAGGGTGCTAAGTAAACCTTGTACATTCAATGGAAAGACGATAAAAACAAACAGTCTTTTAAACCAAATGTTTGGACACCTATGGTGCTCAACGGTAAAGACGCTATTGACCCTACAGAAGAAGGTCATTGTTTTTGGGAAGCACAATTACATTTGACTCTACCTAAAACTGGTAGACCAACATATGTAAAAATGAATTACTCAAGAGACTATAAAGGCAAGAACGACACTACTGGTACTAATACTTACGCTGTACCCGAAGATGTCACTTCTGTGCAGTTTACGTTATTTTGGTATTTCAACGCTAAACCAGGAACACCTATTTCTTGTATGGTTTATCACAACGGAAAATCAGATATTGTTTCTGAAATTAGACAATTCAAAGGACTGATTCATTAATGGGCTCACCTATTAAAGATGGAAAAATTACCACACCTTATAAAAAAACAGGAAAAATGTGGTCAAAAGGTTATCACACTGGTGTCGACTATGCGTGCAAAGAAGGCACAGACATTATTGCCGTAGCTGATGGAAAAATTGAAAATGCATCTTGGGGAAAATCTTATGGAACCCAAATTGTGCAAAAAGTAACAGGTGGGTGGGTAATCTACGCTCACCTTTCAAAGTCTCTTGTTAAACCAGGAGACACAGTATTGAAGGGCCAACATATCGGGGAATCCGGTAACACTGGCAATTCATCTGGTCCTCATTTACATTTTGAAATGAGAGACAACATTCGCTGGTCTGCTGGGAAAGACATTGACCCTAGCGCTGTATTAGCGTCGTAATTTAAGATAAACTAATAGGGCGGGATAACCTCTCGCCCTATTGTCGACTTAGGAGATTTAATGGCAACAACACCCAAAGCACCTACACCTACAGTAGTTTGCGATATTAGTGGTAAACAAGCTCATTACACAGTTCCAGCAGATAGATACCCAGAAGCTGCAGGAAACTATGCTTGGGATTGCTTACCTACACATTTAGGCGCTGCAGCAGCAAGAGGAGAATTTCCTTTAGCTGAACCAGGTGCATCAGAAGAATAATTTAATTTATAGGGCAGACTATCTGCCCTATATTTTTAGGAGATAAATATGGCGATTAAATGTGCAAATTGTGAAAATGACGCTCATTTTACAATGGCAGACCGTGGAGTTAGACCGGTAGATTATTGCAATCGTTGTTTACCAAAACATTTACTTCCTAGAGCAACACGTGGCGATTTTAAATTAAGAGACGAAACTAAAAAGAAAGCTTCCAAAGCCAAGGCTGAAGAATGAAAACAACAAGGGTAAAAGCCAAACAGGCTCACCCTGTTCCTAATAAAGTAACAAATCCAACAGGCCCCTTTCCAAGAGAACTATTTAAAGAATCTAAAATTGTTGATGATTATCAACCAGCTTTAAATGAAGATGGTATGGATTTTGAAAAAGGAGCTACGGCTCAAAATAATTTTAAACCAATATACTTGTATTGCGGTGATTGCGACTCTAAAGTATTATCTACAAAAACTAACGAACATGAGTGTTAATGGCTAGAAAACCTACAATTCCTTCTCTTGAAGAGTTGCGTAAAGATTCTCAAAAAGCAGTAGATAGATGGGCTTCTACATATCTAACTCCTGAAAGAGTAGATGATTTTAAAAAAACTATAACTGAGTCTGCTCCTGAAGATTATGAAGTAACCGATTCTAGAGAACCTGAAGATACTTCTTATACAACACAAACAGCACCTACTAAGAATCCTAAAAGACCTAGAGCTTTAAAACTTGCATATAGTAAACAAAGTGAAACTTTAGTAGTTAGATTTAGAGACGGAACTTGGTGGGGATACTACGGAGTTCCTGTTGAAATGTGGAACGAATTAAAAGCTAGTGAATCTACTGGTGTATACTTAAAAGAATCTGGTTTAGACCAATGGCCAGATATGGGTGCATTTAATCCAGCAGAAATGTCTCCGGGACCAAGGACTCAATTAAACAACTAATATGAAAACAATCGGGCCACTATACGTTGATATTGTTAACTACGGAAAACGTGGTTTTATGCCTTTTATTGAAAAAGGCTGGACTAGCGAAATTGAACCTCCGTTTAGAAAAGGTAAATGTTTAGTATTTAGAGTTCCCTTTACTAGACCAGGGATTGCTTTAGGTGTGTTTGGTAAGTCAAGACTTGAAGAAGCCGAAGCCCTTTTATCTGCTATTGAAGGTAGAGTGATACCGTTATCTAAATGGTCTCAGGAGGGTGTAAGTGTTCAAGAAGACTACTAAATGGGATAAGCCATTTTCTGAAAAAATTAAAAAAAGAGTTTCTAAGATACCTACTGCTGAGCTAGATATGTGGGCTAGCCAATCTTTATATGAACTTGGAAGATGCCTTTCAGCTTATGAAAAAAATAGAGAAGATGTTTATTTACAAGAAGCTCTTACTGGAGCAGAAGCTTTACATGCAGTTTTAGATGAATTACATAATAGGACTATTAAGCCAACACGCTAACTGATGTCGGAACGTCTACTATTAACGACTATATGTAATAATAGATATGCCTCTCTTCCTTTCTCTCCCGTGTGGTGGCGGCACTCTTATGGCCTGGGTTAACTCCTAGGCCATTAGTTTTAGGCCTCGATAGCACAGCGGTAGTGCATCCGCCTTGTAAGCGGAAGGTCGTCAGTTCAATCCTGACTCGAGGCTCTCTGATGTCCTGTAGCTCAATTGGCAGAGCACTCGACTGTTAATCGAGTGGTTATTGGTTCGAGTCCAATCAGGACAGCATATTGGTTAAACTTAAACTATCGTGTTAAAGAATTGGAAAAAATGAACGAGCCAGAATTAGAACTTCTTGAAGAGAACGAAGAGCTTTTAGAAGAAGAGTTTGAAGAAGATGAAGATGACCTTCCTCCCGAAGAGGAAGACGAACTTGATGAGTTATCTAAAGAATTTGTTATTAAATTAGTAGATAGAACTATGCAGTTTATGGAAGCCCTTGTTGGCCATGACCTTCACCCATATCAAAAACCTTTAGCACGTCGAATTATTGAATCTGTAATTATTAATGATGGTGAAGAAGTAACCGCTCTAGCTGCACGTCAATCAGGTAAATCTGAAACTATTGCTAATACAGTTGTTACTCTCATGGTTTTATTACCAAGACTTGCAAAGATGTATCCAGATTTACTAGGTAGATTTAAAACTGGTATCTGGGTAGGAATGTTTGCTCCAGTTGAAGGTCAGGTTGAAACTTTATTTGGACGCGCTGTTAACAGGCTTACTAGTGAAAGAGCGCAAGAAATATTAGGTGACCCAGAAATAGATGACAGCCTTGGTAAAGTTCCCGGAGTTACTAGACAGATTAAATTAAAGAACTCTGGTTCTACTTTAATGATGATGACAGCTAACCCAAGAGCAAAAATTGAATCTAAATCTTTTCATCTTATTGTTATTGACGAGTGTCAAGAAGCAGATGACTTTGTAGTATCTAAATCTATTTCTCCCATGTTGGCTTATTACTCAGGAACTATGGTTAAAACTGGTACTCCAACTACAAGTAAAAATAACTTTTACAGGTCTATTCAATTAAATAAGAGAAGACAAACAACTCGAGGCAGTAGACAAAACCACTTTGAATGGGATTGGCGCGAAGTAGCTAAAGTAAATCAAAACTACGGAAAATTCATTAAACGAGAAACTTTACGTATTGGTGAAGAATCTGACGAATTCCAAATGTCTTATTCTTGTAAATGGCTACTTGAAAGAGGAATGTTTGTAACTTCTACAATTATGGACGAACTTGGAGATACTTCTCAAGAAATTGTCAAGGCTTGGCATCGTAGCCCTGTAGTAGTTGGAATTGACCCAGCAAGAAAACTAGATTCAACTGTAGTTACTGTTGTATGGGTTGATTGGGATAGACCAGATGAGTTTGGTTATTTTGACCACAGAATTCTTAATTGGCTTGAAATTCAAGGCGATGATTGGGAAGACCAGTATTTTCAAATAGTTAACTTCCTTTCTGCATACGATGTGATAGCTGTTGGAGTTGATGCAAACGGAGTTGGAGATGCAGTAGCCCAACGTCTTAAGCTTTTGCTTCCAGGAGCCGAAGTTCACTCTCTAGGCAGTAGCCAACCAGAGCAGTCAAAACGTTGGAAACATTTAAAGGCTTTAATTGATAGAAGGATGGTCGGTTGGCCAGCTCATGCAAAGACTAGACGATTAAGAACCTGGAAACGTTTCTACCAACAGATGACTGATTTAGAAACTAAATTTACTGGACCTAACTTTTTAGCCAAAGCCCCCGATGAAGCCCATGCTCATGATGACTTTGCTGACAGTTTGGCTATCGCTTGTAGTCTCACATTAGATTTAACAATGCCCTCAGTAGAGGTCAGTTCATCGCCTTTTTACAGGTAAACTTGATTTTAGCCTGACATAAAGGTAAAAAAGCAGAACACTTTTATTAAGGTACCTTAAATAGAAATATGGAGTTTTAAATATGGCAATTGCACCAGCGCCTAAATTTCCAGAGCGCCCAGGTAATATCTATGACCGTAAAATGGCCGGAGCAATTCCTGGTCAACGTGGACCTCTTCGTTTTGAAGAAGGATTAGCAACAGACACAGATATTCCACAGGAATTCTCTAACGGAGCCTCTCAAGGTTACACACCTGCAGCAGGACGTCCAAATCGTAATGCACCAGTTCACACTAAGCCAGCCGAAGAAACAATGCGCGAACGTGCACATGTTGGTTCAGCAGCTTGGGTAGAGGCACCAAATACTCTACAAGAATTTGCTACTGGTTCATTTGCTGATTATGCAGAAAACAAAATTGAAGAAGTTTTCCGCGATGGTTCACATCAACAACGTTTGAACCCTTCAGTAGTACAAGACTAGTAATCTCACTTAACCTGTCTAACTAACTTGTGTATTGCAAGTTGGTCAGGCAGGTTTTGGAGCTTGAGGACATATGGCATTAATTTCAGGTAAAGAAGTAAAAGAGGGCCCTAAGCAGTTACCTGCTAACCCTAAAATGTGGAACATGCTTACTATGCAAGCACGTACTAAATTTAATGTTTATCCTTCTCCAGCAGCAGCTCACTGGGTTCACGCTCGTTATACTCAAATGGGTGGAAAATTTGTTCAATCTAAAAAAGAAATAGACCCAAGATTTAGAGATTATGCAAAAGAAAAGCAAGACAAGATTAAAGAAGAACAAAATAAAAAAGTAACTAAGCCTGTTGGCAAAGGTCAACTTAAAGGCCAACGTCACAGATAACCGTGGCGAAAAATATTAGTACAGTTAATAGTGCTAAGATATAACAAATAGTTTGGAGAGGATTAATAGGTGACAAGCGGCCTAGACTTTTCCCCTCCTAGTTATAGGGCAGCGTCTTCTGATTTAACAATCTCTATATCCCCTCTTGGATTAGTAGAATTAGCTGATGAAGAATTTGAGGTTCACGGTCCTCGTCTAAACCGTTATTCATTGAACTGGGCTATGTACCTAGGTCATCATTATTCTTATCGCCGTCAAACTGGTGAAACCCAAATGGTGCTCAATTATTACAGAGCATTCACAGATTTTATTATTAACTTTACATTTAGTAAAGGTGTTCAATTTAGAAGCCCTAAAGAAACAGAAGCAATTGTTCCAGATTTATTAGAACGTGTATGGGAAGTAGATAACAACAAAGCAACAGTACTTTGGGAAATTGGTCAACAAGGTGGAGTATCTGGTGATTGCTTTATTAAAGTTGCATACGAAGAAGCATGGGTAGACCCAGCAGGTCGTCAACACCCAGGACGTGTTCGCGTTCTTCCATTAAACTCTTCTTTTTGTTTTCCAGAATTCCATCCACATGACCGTGAACGTTTAATTAGATTTAAACTAAAGTATCGTTTCTGGGGCACATCTCTAGAAGGTACACGTCAAGTATTTACTTATACTGAAATCTTGACTGATGACATTATTGAAGAATACATTAATGATGAACTTATTGACTCACGTCCAAATCCACTTGGTGTTATTCCAGTTATCCATATTCCTAACATTCGTATTTCAGGTTCTCCTTGGGGCCTATCTGATTGCAATGACATTATTCCAATTAATAGAACTTACAACGAAGTAGCAACTGACATTGCTGACATTGTTAATTACCACGCTGCTCCAGTAACTGTAATCATTGGCGCTAAAGCATCTCAATTAGAAAAAGGTGCTAATAAAGTATGGGGCGGTCTACCAAAAGATGCAAAGGTAGAAAATCTAGAAGGTGGCGCACAAGGTCTTAAAGGTGCAATGGATTTCCTTGCAATGATGAAAAAAGCAATGCATGAAATGGTCGGTGTACCAGAGACTGCTCTTGGACAAGCACAACCTATTTCAAATACATCAGGTGTTGCTTTGTCTATTCAGTTCCAACCTTTGATGAATCGTTACCACCAAAAGATTGTTCAATACGCTCATGGATTAGAGCGCATTAATGAACTTATATTATTGAACTTAGCGGTAAAAGAACCAGAAACCTTTACTTGGGACCCTAATACTGACGTAGAACTAAAAGAAGGTCAAACTCCACAACTAGATACCAACGACCAATTAACATACCGTTCTTACGTACACTTCCCACAACCACTTCCATTAGACAAGTTAATTGCTCTTAATGAAATTCAATCATTGCTATCTCTTGGCTTAGAGTCAAAAGAAGGTGCTTTACGAGTTTTGGGTGAAGAATTCCCAGCAGAGAAATTGAATGAAATCCGTAAAGAACTTCAAGACGATGCAGTAGCCGATGGTGCTCTAAAACTTCTACAGACTCAAATTGAACAAGAAATTATGGAACTAACAGGAACTATGCCACCTCCAGAACCAGGGGCTCCTAGTGCTGGTAAAGGCGCTGGGGCAGGTATGCCTACTCCTATGGTTCCTCCAACCCTTGATGATGCAGCCATGGCTTCAAAACTAGGCGAGACTTCATTAAGGACACAGTTAGTAACTAAAGCTTACGGTACAAAACTTCCTCAACGAAGAGTTCCGCAAGAATACGAAAAATAGGTAAAATAAGCATTTTAGGCTGAAAATTTCGTGTTGTAAGGCAAAATTAAATATAGATAGAAACGTTTGGTCAAATGTGTTATTAATTCGGAAAACGACCCAGAGGACACTAAGGATAAACTATGTCAGAAGTAACAGAAATGAATGTAGAGGCTTTCGCAGCCGAAGCAGAAGCAGTATCAGCAGCGCCTACAATTGCTGAAACACCAGCAGTAGTAGAGGAATTAAAAGGCAAGAAATTTTACACAGAAGACGATTTGGCAAAAGTAAGAAGCCAAGAAAAAGAAAAGCTCTATCCTCAAATTGATAAATTAAAGGAAGAACTTGAAGTCTTAAAGAAGGACCGCGAAGAAAAATTGGCTCACAAGGCAGACATTGAAGCCGAAGAAGCAGCTAGAGCAAAAGCAAAAGCTGAAGAAGAACTTGAAGTGCGCGAACTTCTAAAAGTAAAAGAACAAGAATGGCAACAACAGCTAGAAGCTGAAAAGCAAGAACGCGAAAGAGCTTTTTCTTTATTAGAAAGAGAAAGACAATTCGCAGACCTACAGTCTTACCGTTCACAACGGTTAGAGCAAGAACGGGAAAATATTATTCCTGAACTTGTTGACCTAATTAGTGGAAACACTAAAGAGGAAGTAGATGCAAGTATTGAGGGTTTGAAAGAACGCTCAGCACGCATCTTAGATTCGGCACAGGCAGCAATGCAAAGTGCACGAAAAGAAATGACTGGAACGCGTGTGACAACGCCTCCAGCAGGACCTATGGAAACTAATTCGGAACAACGTTCGTTCTCTGCACAAGACATCTCGTCTATGTCAATGGAAGAATATGCGAAGTATCGTCAACGCCTCTTGAGCCCAAGTGCTCAAGGCAAAACGCGCGGACTGTTCGGCTAAACCCACAAATACAAAACTAACAAGGAGTCCAATCTAAATGGCATCTGGTATTACGGGTACCGGCAATCTCGCCGCATCCCCAACAGCGTACTCAGGTACAAACACACAATTGACTCAAGCGATTCAGACAATCTGGTCAAAGGAAATCCTTTTCCAGGCTATGCCTATCCTTCGCTTTGAACAATTTGCAGTTAAGAAAACTGAACTTGGTGTTGCACCTGGTTTACAAATCAATTTCATGCGTTACAACAACTTGGGATTTGCAAGTTCCCTAGTTGAAGGTGTACGTATGCAAACAAACGCATTAACAGCACAACAATTCTCAATTACAGTATCTGAACACGGCTATGCATTAGCAGTTTCAGAATTGTTATTGAACGCTTCCTTCGATGACGTAATGGCTTCTGCCTCACGTCTTCTTGGACGTAACATGGCAATTTACCTAGACCAATTGAGCCGCGATACTCTGTACAGCGCAACCTCAACAATCTACGGTGAAGACCGCTCAGCTCTATCTGCAGTTAACAACTGGTATGCCTATGGCACAACAGCTGCTAACCGTGCAGCAATGACAGGTGCTTTCTACTTAACACCTCACACAGTTAAGGATGCAGTAGAAACACTATCAACCAAGAACATCCCAAGGTTAGGCGAAACCTACGTTGCGTTTGTTCACCCACATCAATCACGTCGTCTACGCGACATGCCTGAATTCATCGAAGTAACGAAGTATGCCGCTCCAGGTAACTTCATGCTTGGTGAAATCGGACGTTTGTACGATTGTGTTTTCATCGAAACCACACAAGTACTAAAGGTTACAGGCGGTGCTGGTGCAGGTTACTCAGCTGATACAGCTGTTGCTAGCCCAACAGTAACTCCTGGTGGAGGTTACACAACACCAGCTACCTTTACAGGTAACGGTGCAGCTGACCGCTACGATGCAATCTTCATTGGAGATAACGCATTTGGTCACGCAATCTCACTTCCAGTAGAACTTCGCGATGGCGGAATTCTAGACTTCGGTCGTGAACACGCATTAGCTTGGTACTCAATCTTCGGACTTGGTCTAATCACTGACCAATCTGTAGTTATTGCAGAAACCAACTAGTAAGTAATTCCGTTGGGGGCGGTTCAAAAAACCGCTCCCAACACAAACAACAGCTATTAATACGGAGGATATAAAAGTGGCAAAGGTAAACGATTTCACCGGCCGTCAAAAAGAAGCTCTTCAAAAACAATTTGCCGAAGAGCAAGCACAACGTGCTACAGAGATGTCATTAGCAACTGCAGAAGCCCAAATTAAATTGGAAACTGAAGTTATTGATGCAACAAAACCATCAGTAGCAACCGTCATTGTTGAAGATATAACAAAGATATCTACCCAAGATGACACAGTAGTTATTAGAGTAGTTGAAGATATTGAAAACATGACTTTAGGTATCGGAAACAACTATAGTTTTAAGGCAGGACAAAAGTACCAAGTTACTAAGGCAGTAGCCACCCATTTACAGGAAAAAGGCTATTTAGCTGGCGTAATTTAATAAAAGAGTTACACAGATAGCGGGCTCTTGTAGCCCGCTATTTTGTTTATAAAGATTTTTTAAGTAATAACTGACAAGATTTAGTGGTAGCGTGAGGAGTAATCTGTGGCCCTACTAGCAGACCTACTTTCTAGGGTCCGTCTAGAACTCGGTGACGAGGCTAAACAATTCGTATATTCATCTACTGGTGATGGAACGAATACTAGATTCTACGTAAACGCTAAACCTGTTGAATTAGACAACCTCACAGTGTTGGTTGCTGGAACCCCTATTCCATATCCTGCTGGATATACCATTGAACAAAAAACTGGAATTATTACTTTTGCTGTAGCTCCTGCTAATGGAGCCAGCGTGAAGGTAACAGGCGTAACCAATAGATACTTTTTAGATGATGACCTTTGTATTTTTATAAATACTGCAGTAATTCAACATTCTCATAATAGGACTGATGGCACTGGAAGTGCTATAACTTTAGCATCTATTCCAGCAGTAGAGGAATACCCAGTAGCAATTCTTGCTGTTATTGAAGCCTTATGGGCATTAGCAACTGACGCTGCATTTGATATTAATATATTTGCTCCAGATGGAGTAACAATTCCTCGTTCTGAAAGATACCAACAATTAATGCAAACTATTAATCAACGTTGGGAACAATACAATCAACTGTGTCATGCATTAAATATTGGTTTATGGCGTTTAGAAATAGGAATACTGCGTAGAGTATCTCGTCTTACAAATAAACTTGTTCCTGTATATATGTCACAAGAAATTGATGATGGTAGAAGACCAGAACGTGTTTATATTACAAATGACCTTAATGGTAGAACACCAACACCATCTACTGCTCAAAATTATGACATTGTTCTTTATCAAGGAGATTCATATGAATGTACATTTAACTTTCCATTTAACACAACTAACTTAAACTTTAAAGCACAAATTAGAACTTATCCTAATGCTCCAGCATTATATGGAACATTTACAGTAACTAAAGTATCTCAAACTAATGCTTTAAGTGTTGTTAAAATTGAACTTACTAGTTCTGAAACTGAATACTTACCTAGAAGAGCTTTCTGGGACTTACAAGCAACATCAACCGTAGACCCTGATTTTCAACAAACTTATATTAAAGGTCAGGTGTTTGTAACACAACAGGTGACACTTGACTAATGCCTTGTAACTGTAACCAAAATCCTTGTGCGTGTGGTGCTCAAGGCATCACTGTAGTTCCTCAATCTCCTATTGTTATTACTGTTAATACCCAACAAGTAAATCAATCTGTTCAATCTCCTATAAATGTTAATAATGGAACACAAGGAATTCAAGGCACTCAAGGTCTACAAGGCCGTCAAGGATTACAAGGTAACCAAGGTTCTCAAGGTAGTCAGGGCGTACAAGGATTACAAGGTAATTTAGGTCCACAAGGTATACAAGGCTCACAAGGTGTACAAGGTGAACGTGGATTACAAGGCAGACAAGGTACACAGGGAAACCAAGGTACACAAGGTTTACAAGGCTCTAATGCAACAATGCAAGGTGCGCAAGGTATCCAAGGTTATTTTGGTCCACCAGGTGCGCAAGGTCTTCAAGGTCAAAGAGGATTACAAGGGTTTCAAGGTTTACAAGGTGATTTAGGTTTACAAGGTTTTCATGGAGCACAAGGTGCAACTGGTTCTGGCTCTCAAGGTATTCAAGGTATCCAAGGACAACGTGGGTTACAAGGACTTGATGGTAATCAAGGTGTACAAGGTTCTAGAGGAAATCAAGGAACTCAAGGTGCACAAGGAACTTTAGGTTCACAAGGATTTCAAGGAACATTAGGTTTTCAAGGAACACAAGGTTTACAAGGTCAACGTGGTATTCAAGGAAACTTTGGAACACAAGGTACCGATGGTTTACAAGGCAATCAAGGACTTCAAGGTCAGCGTGGTGTACAAGGTAATCAAGGAACACAAGGTCGTCAGGGAACACAAGGTGGACAAGGTACACAAGGTATCCAAGGTCTTGGAATACAAGGTTTTCAAGGTATTGCTGGCGCAGTAGCTGCGCAAGGAATTCAAGGAAGACAAGGAACGCAAGGTTCATTAGGTTTTCAAGGTTCGTTAGGTTTTCAAGGTATATCTGGCGCATTTGCTGGTCAAGGTGTTCAGGGAACGCAAGGTATTCAAGGCGATGGTATTCAAGGTGCGCAAGGTCTTCAAGGATTTAACGCAGGAATTTCATTTGGTCCAACTCCCCCACCAAGCCCATTAATTGGTGACAGATGGGTTGACTCTAATAGTGGAATTGAATACACATGGATTAACGATGGCACTAATCAAACTTGGGTTGAAGTAAGTGCAAGTGGTTTTTCTGGCGCACAGGGTGTACAAGGCTCTACTGGAGCTGGTACGCAAGGTATCCAAGGTGTTCAAGGTAACTTTGGTATTCAAGGTATACAAGGTGGATTTGGTTTACAAGGTTTAACTGGCGTTGGGTTCCAAGGTTTACAAGGTATCCAAGGTTTACAGGGCGAAGCAATACAAGGTTTACAAGGTATTGCAATACAAGGTGCGCAAGGACCAAATGCTGCTATTTCATTTGGACCAACACCTCCAATATCTCCTTTAATTGGTGATAGGTGGGTTGACTCAAATACAGGTATTGAGTACACATATATAAATGATGGAACAAATAATACTTGGGTTGAAGTTTCAGCTTCTGGATTTGCTGGTGCTCAGGGTATTCAAGGTCCTGCGGGAAGTATGCAAGGTACACAAGGTGTACAAGGTTTTGAGGGTCCTGGAACTTATACAATTTCTGCAACACCACCAGTTGCTCCAGAAACTGGAGATACTTGGTTAGATTCCGATACAGGAAAGCTTTATATTTGGGACGGAATTGAGTGGTTTGAAGCTTACGGAAACAACGATGGTTTACAAGGCACTCAAGGTGTTCAAGGAAGTGTTGGTATTCAAGGTCTTAATGGACTTTTTGCTGGTCAGGGTGTACAAGGTCCACAAGGATTACAAGGTAATCAAGGCCTTGGTTTACAAGGAACTCAAGGTCTACAAGGTAATCAAGGACCAATTGGATTAAGTGGAATACCTGTTGGTGGTTCAACTGGTCAAATCCTTGCTAAAAATTCTGCTACTAATTACGATACAATTTGGGTAGACACTGATTTAAATCAAATAAGCCCACTACTACTAATGGGAGCATAAATGGCTGTTGCATATAAAGTCTTAGGTCAAGTATTATCTACAGGAACTATTTCTACCTATGACACTATTGGTGCTCAAGTAGGTGTTGGTAGGTCATGGTTAGTTTCTACAATTGCTATTTGTAATCAAAGTGCTTCTGCTCAAACTTATAGACTTGCAGTTACTTCTGCATTGTCCCCAACTACGGCTGAGTTTATTGTTTTTGGTTCATCTGTTCCAGCAAACGATACAGTTACACTAACTCTTGGTATTACTATGGAAGCTGGAAAATATTTAAGATGTTCTTCATCTTCTTCTAGCGTTTCATTTTCCGCATTCGGCACAGAAATCTCATAACACATGGCAGTAAGAAGAGCGCAAGCATCTATCTTATCTGGTGTTAATTCAGCAGCTAATGGTATTACTTTAGATTCAGGCTATGCACGTACTAGTGCTGGCTATATTCCAACTGCAACATCTAGTGTAGTTCAATACACATCTTCAACAACATGGACAAGACCAAGTAATGTTCATTGGATTGATATTGCTTTAGTTGGTGGTGGTGGTTCTGGTGCATGCGGTGCTGGTACTCGTACAGGTGGAGGTGGCGGTGGTGGCTCAGTACTTCAAGTAAATAGATTTTACGTAGGTGACTATGACACTTGGTACATAATTATTGGAGCCGGTGGAGGGACCTGTGCTGGTGGACCTCAAGGAAGTTGTTGTTGTAATGCTTGGGGACAACCCGGTGGACCAACAATATTTAGTCCATTTAATATATTTAATTTTGGTGTGTACTCAGGAGCTGATTCATCTAATTTAAAAAGAACATTAGTAGCAATAGGTGGAGCCGGAGGTGGACATCCATGTGGTGGTATTGGTTCATGGACTCCAGCTACTTCAGGTGGTATGGGTTCTAACAGAGAAACAAATAATCATTGGGGAGTTGTTAGAGAAGATTTTAGTCAAACAAGAATAGTTTATTCAGGAATTGGTGGAAGAGGAGCTGCTGGTTCTTTTGGCACCGGTGCAAGTACAGGTTTTGGTGGTGGTGGCGGTGGTGCAGGTGGACCTGCTAATCAAGCATTTGGTTCTACTCCTGGAACTAACGCAAATGGTGGTCCAGGTAAATCATTACAATCTCCTTTTTCTGGAACATATGGAGGAGGGGGTGCTGGAGGAGGTTCTGCTTCTGCAGGTGGTGGAACTGTAAATGCAAATGGTGGTTTTGGTACTGGTGGAGGTGGTGGAGGTGCTCAAAATACTTCTTCAGCTGTTCCACTTGGTGGAAGTGGTCGTATAGAAATTAATCAGTGGTTTTCATCATGAGTGTAAGACGAGCAAGCACTTCTTATTTACATTCTTTAGATAATCCATTATCTTTTGGTAATCAAAAAAGAAAATATACAAATACAACTGCAGGTATTGGTCCTGCAATATTTTTTACAAGTAACGCACCATATTTTAGACCAACAAATGTTTTATATATAGATTTACTTTTAGTTGGAGGCGGTGGAGGAGGGGGACAAAATAATTATGGCGGTGGTGGTGCTGGAGGAAATATCTACTATATAAAAAAGTTATATATAGGAGATGCAAACACTTATTACTGTTGGATTGGTAGAGGTGGAAGACCAGGTGGAACTGGTGGTTACAACTGGGGTCAAACTCCTGGTGAAGGAGATATTGGTGAACCATCAAGATTTACTACAACTGATTACTCTACTTTTAGTTGGGGTGCTTGGGCATCTGTAGGAGACGCTAAAGCAATTAGTTCTATTGGCGGTGGTGGTGGAGGTGCTAACGGTCAATTTGGTTTTTTTGGTGGACCGGGTGGTGGTTCTGGTAGTAACGCAGGTTCTGGAACTTCGGGAAGATTATCTGGTAGTGAAACTTGGAACCCAGGCCAAGGATTTAACGGCGGCGCTGGTTCAGCTGGCGGTGGTGCAGGTGGCGGAAGTTCTACTTCTCAAGGCGGCAATGCTTCTGGTAATACTGGTGGTAATGGAGCAGATGGTCCAAATTTATTAGCACCACTTCCTGCGACATTTGTTAATTCAGCGTCCAACACAATTACTACAAGATTTGGTGGCGGAGGCGGAGGCGCTGGTGCTTCTGTTAACGGAACTGGTGGAGTAGGTGGTGGTGGTAATGGTGGCTCTGCTGGTACACCAAATACTGGAGGCGGCGGTGGCGGTGGGGCTGAAGGTGGTTCTGGAGTAATAGTTATTTGGGAACATACTAATTAGGAGATTTATGGAAGAAAAAGATGCTCAGTACTTTGCTTGTTTAGATGAAAACAATAAAGTTACTACTGTAATTGTTTGTTCTTCAGAAGAGATACATAAGTTTGCTGGAAAATGGGTTGAAACTTTTAGAGATAAACCAGGTAAAAGATTTGCAGGAATAAATGATACTTACGAAGAACAATACGATGATTTCTTTCCACCATTAGATTGGGTTCCAAATGAGAGCTTAATTGCAGAGTGGGATGATGAATTACGTGTGCAATATGGGCTTCCTCCATTATCAGAGCAGTAAGACCAACTGAATAAAACAGATAAACCTTGTATTATTAAGAGACACTAAGGAGTTAAGTCATGCCGTTTAGTTTTCCGCCTACACCTGCGGTTAATGATACTTATTCTTATGCTGGTCGTACTTGGATTTGGAATGGAACCGCTTGGGATTCTTTAGGTACTGCTCAAGGTCTAACAGGTACTCAAGGTCCACAAGGTGACCCAGGTGCGCAGGGCACAACAGGTACACAAGGAACTGACGGTGTTGCTGGTTCATTAGGCGCACAAGGTACACAAGGTTTACAAGGTTTTCAAGGCCCAAATGCTGCAATAAGTTTTGGTGCTACTCCCCCAGTTTCTCCACTTATTGGAGACCGTTGGGTTGATAGTAATTCAGGAATTGAATATACCTGGATTGATGATGGAACAAACCAAACATGGGTAGAAGTTAGCGCATCTGGTTTTGCAGGAACACAAGGTATTACTGGTGCACAAGGCTTTCAAGGTATTCAAGGTTCCGATGCAAATATGCAAGGAACTCAAGGTATACAAGGTATACAAGGCAGCGGTGTACAAGGTATACAAGGTGTTGCGGGAACTGCGCAAGGTATTCAAGGTCCACAAGGTTCTAATGCATTAATTACTTTTGATGTTGTCCCACCAGTTTCTCCATCAGTTGGCGACAGATGGATTGATTCAAACAGTGGTATTGAATATACATATGTAAACGATGGAACAAATTCAACTTGGGTTGAAACTTCTGCATCTGGTTTTTCTGGAGTGCAAGGTTTGCAGGGTGTTCAAGGTTTACAAGGCTCTAATGCAACAATGCAAGGTGCGCAAGGAACAAGTGGTGCACAAGGAACAGATGGAACAAGTGGAACACAAGGATTAACAGGTATACAAGGAACGCAAGGTTTTCAAGGTCTTAACGCAGGAATAAGTTTTGGTGCAACTCCTCCAGTATCACCTTCACTTGGTGATAGATGGGTAGATTCAAATACAGGAATTGAATATACATTTATTGATGACGGTACAAATCAAACTTGGGTAGAAACTTCTGCTTCAGGTTTTTCTGGTCTACAAGGTATTCAAGGACCAACAGGTGCAGGATTACAAGGTGCACAAGGCATACAAGGCGCAGGAACTTACACAATATCTCCAACTCCACCACTATCACCATCAGTTGGTGATACTTGGTTAAATGAAGATGACGGAACTATTTCTGTATGGAATGGTCTTGAATGGTTCGAGTCCAACACAAACTTATCTGGTTTGCAAGGTATTCAAGGATTGCAAGGATTATTTGGTTGGCAAGGAACTCAAGGCTCTAATGGTCCGCAGGGTATTCAAGGTGTACAGGGATTACAGGGTAACCAAGGTGTGCAAGGTTTAGGAATTCAAGGTTTACAAGGTAATGCCGGAACTGCTCAGGGTACGCAAGGTATTCAAGGCGACCAAGGTGTGCAAGGTATTCAAGGTTTATCAATTCAAGGTACTGATGGAGCATTTGCTGGTCAAGGAGCAAACGGTACTCAAGGCTCTACAGGTCCACAAGGAGCACAAGGTTCACAAGGATTTGGTTTACAAGGACCTCAAGGTCTTAATGGAACTCAAGGTATTTCAGGATTATCTGGATTGAATCAAACTAACTTTTATGATGTTGTAAGAGACTATGCAGTAGTTTCTGGAGAAGCAGATTCATCATCAAAAATACAATTAGCTTTAGATGATGCTAGAGATGCTGGTGGTGGAACTGTGTATATTCCATCTGGTTTATATAACTTACAAAATAGATTAGAGATTTATACAGGAACCACTTTATTACTATCTCAAAAAGCTGTTATGTTTAGAGAACACAACACCAACATGATTATTAATGGAGACGGTGGCGGTTCTTATACCGGATACGATGGTCAAGCAAATATAAAAATTATTGGCGGTATTTGGGAAAATAGAGCAACAGCATTCCCAACTACACCTGCTATGTGTATAAGCATTGGTCATGGTCAAAACATTATTATTCAAGACTTAACTGTTACTAACGTTGGTGGATACCACGCTATAGAAGTTAACTCTAGTAAAAACGTAAGAATAACTAACTGTAGATTCTTAGGTTATTTAGATACTGGAGGGCGAGGTTATTCAGAAGCAATTCAAATAGATTTAGCTAAAAGTTCTGCAGTGTTTGGTGCATTTGGTACTTATGACGACACCCCTTGTGAAGATGTAGTAATTGATAATTGTTATTTTGGAGCTTCTGGAACATCTGGAACTACAGCCTGGCCTACAGGTATTGGAACTCATTCTTACACAGCCGGCTATTACCATACCAACGTCAAGATGGTTAATAATCAGTTTGATGGATTAACAGAATATGCAATTAGAACTTATGTAATGTACAAAAACTTAGTTATTGCAAATAACACAATTAACTCTTGCTATGGAGGAATTGCAATAGGCCTTGATGGTGGGGCGGACGATACTACAACTACCCAACCTGCTCCGCAGCAAAGTCAAAATATAACTATTAGTAATAACATTATTCTTAATACAAATGGAACTAACGCTATTGCTCTTTGGAACGTAGATGGAGCAGTTGTTACAAATAATCAAATACAAAATGTGACAAGGACTGGTTCTAATCTAGGAGATGGAATTCTATTTGTTACTGTTGTTGATGGGGTTATTGCTAACAACAGAGTTGAAGACACTTCTCAAGATTGCATAGATGTTAGAACAAATTCTTCTGCCGTAATGGTTGCAAACAACATAACTAAAGACCCAAGCCAAGTTACAACCAACGCTCATAACCATATCTACTTTAGTGATTCAGTAACCAATAGCTCTATAATTGCTAATAGAGGATTCAAAGAAGGCACTAATATTGCTTTAAATGGTATTTTAATAACAGCTTCTTGTAGCGGTATGAGAGCTTTTGGTAACCACTACGGAACTGCAGCAACTACTGCTTTCAATGATAGTAGTAGTGCAGTAACAACCACTACGAACGCATAAGGAAGGTGAGCCGTGGCAATTGATTTCCCCAATACCCCGTTTTTAAATCAAACTTATACATACTCCGGGCGCACCTGGTATTGGAACGGTGTTTCTTGGAAAGCAGTTGGTACTGCACAAGGTGTTACAGGTTTTCAAGGTATTCAAGGATTGCAAGGGCCACAAGGTTTGCAAGGTATACAAGGTGACTTAGGTATTGGTGTTCAAGGTATACAAGGTAACCAAGGACCAAACGCTGCTATTACATTTGATGCAAATCCTCCAGTAAGTCCTTTACTAGGAGACCGTTGGGTAGATTCAAATTCTGGTATTGAATATACATATTTATTTGATGGAACAAACTACTCATGGGTAGAAGTATCTGCATCTGGTTTTGCTGGAGTTCAAGGTTTAACTGGTATTCAAGGTTCACAAGGATTACAGGGCTTGCAAGGTTTAGACGGAGCATTTGCTGGACAAGGTGTGCAAGGTACGCAAGGTAATTTAGGTAATCAAGGAATTCAAGGTTCTAATGCAATAATGCAAGGTACGCAAGGGCCACAAGGTCTATTAGGTTTTCAAGGAATTTCTAATCAAGGTGTTCAAGGAATTCAAGGTTTTACTGGATTACAAGGTTACGACACTACCGTAAACGTAAGTTCTCCTATAACTAACTCAGGAACTACAACTGCTGCTGTGATTGGTATAAATGCAGCTACAACAAGTGTGGTAGGAGCTGTTCAGTTAGAAGATTCTGTATCAAGCACAAGTGTTGTTAAAGCAGCTACTCCTAATTCAGTAAGAACTGCTTATGTTTTAGGTTCTGGATTTTTAGCTAATTATCAAACAAAAGTTGGGCAATCATCTTCTGCTATTGATGTGCCAGATAGATATAACGTTCTTCATTCTTACAATGGTTACTCAGGTTATATAACTTTTTCTTTTTTTACTCCATTAGAAACAATGACAATATCCCAAATAACTATGGGTAACTCAAGCATCCCCGCTGCTTCTTGTACTTCAGCAAGAATGGGACTTTATACATTTGATGGCACTACAGCTACTTTAGTAGCTCGTACAGCAAATGACACAACTTTATTTAACAGTCTTTATACATCTTATACACGTTCATTATCAACAACAGGTGGTTATCCAGCTACTTACACATTAACAGCTGGAACTAGATATGCTTTTGCTTACATTGTCGTTGCAGCTACTATGCCTACTATTTATAACGCGCCTCTTGGAGACAACAACGCTGGTGTAATTGGGGCTTTAAGTCCTCGTATAAGCGGCGTAAGAACAGGACAAACTGATTTACTAGCAAGTACAACAATAAACGGTCCTTCGGACCAAGTCCCATGGTTTAGAGGTTCATAATGGCTACAGAAGTAAAATTAGTTGATTTAGGGGTTATTGACGGCTTGAGAGTTACAGAAGTAAGGGACGCTAAAACAGATGAAGTTATTGGTTATAACAGAACTGATGAAACTCCAAGAGAATAACACAATAATTCTTAAAATAAACTCGTATACTTAAAATACCCCTTCTACAGAAGAGTTAATTAACATGCCAATTGATTTTCCCAATTCGCCGGCCCCGGGTGATGTCTATACCTTTGGAAGTCGTACCTGGACTTGGACAGGCTATGGATGGCAAGCAACAACCACAACCCTAGGACCTCAAGGTCTTCAAGGCCTACAAGGTGTTCAAGGTGTTGCAGGCGCAGTTTCTGAGATACAAATCTTAGATAATCTATCCAACCAATTCAATGGTACAGAAACAAGATTTCTCATGACTTATAATGGAGACCCAATCTCAGTTACTAATTCATTTAGACTTTTGGTAAGCTTGAATGGTATAGTTCAAATTGTTAAGAACTCTTATGTTACTTGGGACAACCCAATTGCACCAAGCAATGGAATTAGGCTAGATAACGACGGTTACCTAGTGTTTTTAACACCTCCTGCAGAGGGTACTATATTCGAAGGAAGGGTTTTAGTAGGTTCAACTACTACAGACTTAACTACAACTTATCCGTTCGCAGCGGCGGATTTATTGATGGGAGCTTTTTAGCACATGGCAAGAAAAACGTATAATGAAGGTGGATACTTCTTAACCCCTTCTACAAAAACTTTAGTACTTCAAAATAAAATTATTACTCAAGAACGTCTTGTTTTAATTACAAATGACAGAACTAACCAAGTCATTTACAACTTCTCTGACCCTTCACTAAGAGCACTCTCTTACAATATCTATGGAACTGGTCAATTAACTGCACAAATTACTGGCGCTACAACAACAGGCACAGCAATTACATTTACTGCAGCAAATACATTTACACCTGGACAAATTGTAACAATTACAGGCGCTGTTCCAAATTCATTTAACTTAACTGGTGTAACAGTAACTGCTGCAACATCTACGACATTTACAGTTGCTTCAACAGTAACTGGCGCATATGTTCAAGGTGGTCAAGTTGTTGCTAATGAAAACACAGTAATTGTTCTTAACTACAACACAGCTTCAATGTTTTCAACAGATAAATTCCAAATTGTTGTTGATGAATTTAACGAAAGAATAAATCCATCAGAAGAACTCACTGACCCAGTAGGTAAACTACGTATTTCTGAACCACAAGCACTAATTGATACTGACTTTGAATACGGTACACAAGCATCTAAGTGGGAAACAATTACCACAACTAACTTGCGTCCATATGCTGCACATCAATTGTTTAACCAATTGTCTGTTACAGATATACAAACAAGCACTGCTGGTACAAAAACAATTACAGTTACTCAATCAACTACAACAGTAGCAACTACTGCAACTGGTGTTCAAGGTAATGGTACTTTTATGTACTACACAACAGCCTCTGCTCATAACATTAACCCAGGACAATGGGTAACTATTACAGGTGTTACAGCTTCTGGTTATAACACAACTTCTGGTATCCCAGCACAAGTTCTTGCAACTCCTTCTACAACAACATTCGTTATTGCTGGTTCTACAACTGGTCAATCAACAGGTGCTGGAACTGTAACAATTAACGTTGCTCCTCCAATTGGAACTCCAGTATTAATTTCTGATACTTATAACTTAGGTGCAAACGGTAACTACCAAGTTACAGGTAGAGCATCTGAAACTTCATGGTCTTACGTATCAAGAGGTTCAACCCCAACAGGTTGGGCATCTCAAACAATTTTTGATGCAAACAAGACTGTTGTTGCAACAGGTCCTTACTATAAAGATTCATTCTTAATTGGTGCATCAGCATTAACAAACTCAGGTCAAGTCGTAACTGTTACAACTTCAACCCCACACGGGTTGTCAGTTGGTAACGAAATTGCAATACACGGCTCAACTGCTACAACAAACGCTCCTAACGGAAACTACGCTGTAACTGCTGTAAACAGTCCAACAGTATTTCAATACGTTGCTGACGCAACTCCAACAGGAACAATCTCACACAACCCACTAACAACCACAGCAACTGCGCTTATAGGTAGCCAATTCTTAACATGTGCTTCTGTAGCAAACGTACTAGTTGGTATGCCTGTAGCTGGTGCTGGTATTCCTGCAGGAACTGTAGTAACTGGTGTGCAAGGAACAATTGTTTCAATTTCACAAACAACAACTGCAGCCTTGTCAACTACAACAATTAACTTCTTTACAGCAATCTATGCACGTGCACAAGGTCAAGTAATCCATCGCTCATTTGACGGTGGAGTTCTTTTCTCTTCAAACGCAGGTAGTAACAACATAGCGTTGATTCGTCAAACACGTCGTTACTTCCGTTACCAATCAGGTAAAGGTATTCAAGTTTCTTCAGGAACTATTTTGAAACCTACAATCAGCCTTGATTCGTTAACAGTATCTGGCGCATTAGTTGCTGCTAAAACTAAAGAACGTCACAACTTACAACCTGGTTACATCGTAAACATCTCTGGTGCTAACGAAAACGGTTACAACGGTAACTTTACAGTTGTTGGTGTTACTGGTTTGGATACATTTACATATGCTCCAACCGCAACACCTGCTGTATCGCCTGCAACAGGTAACGCAACTATGGCAGTTGACACCTGGTCTGGTGGAACCGCTCGTTTAGGTATCTTTGACCAACAAAATGGTATGTTTTTTGAATATGATGGACAAACTCTATATGCAGTTCGTCGTAGTTCAACCTTCCAAATTGCAGGTCGTGTATCTGTAACTAACAACTCAAGTACTGTAACCCAATTCAATGCTGCTACTACACCTACATTGTTCACAAAACAATTGGTGCCTGGTGACTTTATTGTTATCCGTGGTCAGTCATACAGAATTGATAACATTGCATCTGATACATCGATGACAATTACACCTCCATACCGTGGTTCAACTGCTAATAACGTAATTGTTTCAAAGACAGTTGACGTAAGAACACCACAATCTGCATGGAACTTAGACAAAGCTGATGGAACAGGTTCTTCTGGTTACAGATTAGACCTAACCAAGATGCAAATGTTCTATCTTGATTATTCATGGTACGGCGCAGGCTCAATTCGTTGGGGATTCCGTGGACCTAGAGGCGAAGTAGTTTACTGCCACAAAGTTCAAAACAACAACGTTAATTCATCTGCTTACATGCGTTCTGGTAACTTACCAGCTCGTTATGAAGCAGTGGGACAACCTGCAACTACTCAAACAACTGCAACAGTTGGTTCTGCCGATACTACAATTACTGTTTCTGATACAACAGGTTTCTATAGACCAGTAGTTGTAACAACAACATGTACCGGTACAAACGGACAATCAACTATTACTGTCGCATCAGTTACAAATATTACGGTAGGTATGTTTGTTAACGTATCTAACGTAACTGCAGGAACTGTAGTAACAGCAATTTCAGGTACAACACTTACATTATCTGCAGCTAACACAGGTGCAGTATCTGGTTCAGTTACCTTTAGCTCCTACCCAGGAAATATAACAATTAGAAACGGTTCAACTACTGAAATTGTTACTTACACAGGTATAACTTCAAACACAATAACCGGTGTAACTCGTGCAGGAACTGGTAACACATCTATTGCTCTAACAATTGCAGTTGGTTCAAACGTAGCGACAGTTGGTTCTGCAGCTAACTTACAAGTTGGTCAAAGAGTTGTTCACCCTGCATTTGCAGAAGGTACAAAGATTGAATACATACAAGGTACTACTTTGGTATTGTCTTCAGCCCCAACTACTGCAAACCCAACAGTAATTATTCCTCCATTGAGTCCTACAGGTCAAACCTTTACGTTCTCAGCAACTGCTCCAACAACTGTTGAACAAGCATTCCCAACATTTGCTCCAATTATTAGCCACTGGGGTACTTCTGTAATCATGGATGGTCGCTTTGATGATGATAAGTCATTAAACTTCACATATGGTCAAACAGTTCCAACCCAATTGGCTCCTCTTGCTGGTACAACAGCGACTGGAACAACTTCTGGTTCATCTGTAAACGTCACACTAGCTGCATCCAACACAAACATTGTGCCTGGTATGTATGTAACTGACGCTGGTACAGCAGTTCCAAGAGGTACATACGTAGTGTCTGTAACATCTGGTACAGCAATTGTTCTTAACAACGCTGTGTCACTTGCTTCAACAGCACTAACATTCTCAGGTGCTTCAACTAAAGCACTCTTGTCAATCCGTATCTCCCCATCTATTGACAACGGTGTTCCTGCAGCATTTGGTGCTCGTGAAATTATTAACCGTACTCAGCTACAGTTAAGAGCACTTGGTGTATCCCTCTTGTCCACAACAACAGGTAACGTTCTTGTACAAGCATTCTTGAACGGTACTCCATTCAATCCATTAGCAGCAAGTAACTTGTTATGGACTGATGCAATTAGAGGACAAAGATTTACTCCAAACTCAACTTTTGCTCAGATTGCTGATTACTCAACAATCGCTGCAACAGGTAGCCCTGTAGTACTACAAGGTGGTGAAGTAACAGGAGGTTTCTTAACAAACGCAACAACTACATTGAACTTGTCAGATGTTCGTGATTTAGGAAACTCAATCCTTGGTGGTGGAGGCCCTTATGTAAATAACGGTGTCTACCCAGACGGCCCTGATACTTTAACAATTGTTGTAACTAACATTTCAACAACTGCCCAACAAGTAGTAGGACGCTTAACCTGGACAGAAGCTCAAGCATAACCCTTCGATAAGTCAAGCCGTACCCCATCAGATAACTGGTGGGGTACACTTGTTTTATGAACCTTGTACAAAGAGCCGTTCAATACGGTGGAGAACTAGCACCGTTAGTTATATCTAAAGGCCTTACATCAGGCACAGGTTTAATGAACCCATCTATCTTTATTGATAATGATGGAGATATTCTAGTCAATCTAAGGCACGTTAACTACACCCTTTACCATGCTGAAAATAAACAATTGTTTTCTTCTAGGTGGGGCCCACTTTCATATTTACATCCAGAAAAAGATTTAAGATTAGTTACTACTAACTACTTATGTCGTCTTGATAAGAACTTAAAAATGACAGACTATGCCAAAGTAGATACTTCTGCTCTAGACGTACCTCCTATATGGGAATTTGTAGGAGAAGAAGATTGCCGTTTAGTTCAATGGGATAACGACTACTACTTAATAGGAGTTAGAAGAGATACGACAACTAATGGCGAAGGTCGTATGGAACTATCTAAGATTGAAATAGATAAGGCAAATTGGAATGTTAAAGAAGTATCAAGATTACGTATCCCAACCCCTGGAGATAATTCTTCTTATTGTGAAAAGAATTGGGTTCCTATATTAGATAAGCCCTATCATTTTATTAAATGGTGTTCTCCAGTAGAAGTAGTTAGGGCTCACCCAACAGAGCCTAAATGTGACCAAGTATCTTTTAGACAGAACTTAACTCCCCCATCAGACCAACGTGGTAGTTCTCAATTAATACGTTGGGGAAATATGTATATATCTATCCATCACGAAGTTATATTGTTTAAAAATTACTTAGGACAAAAAGATGGTCTATACTTTCATAGATTGGCAGTTTGGGATGACCAATTAAATCTGGTAGGGTTATCTCCTAACAAGTTTACATTTCTTGATGGCCGCGTAGAATTCTGCGTGGGTATAGCAGAGTTTCAAGGCGATTTACTAATAAGTTTTGGATTCCAAGATAATGCTGCATTTGTTCTAAGAACCCCTAGAGGCGTAGTGGAAGACATGATTATGGAGGCTTTGACTTATGAGTTCAATTGAAGAGTTAGTTAAGTCTGCTGCTCATGATATGTATAACCCAGCACTTAATTTTGAAATTGCTAAAAAATATGATGAATTAAGCCAAACTGCTTCTGCTGTTTCTTTTTATTTAAGAACTGCAGAGTACGGGTATGAATCACATCCATTACTTGCTTATAGTGCATTATTAAGAATGTCAGTATGTTTTGATGACCAAAAAGATAGAGCTCACACTGTAAGTAATTGCATACTTCAAGCTATTTCTCATATACCTAACAGACCAGAAGGATATTTCTTTTTATCTAGATTTCATGAAAGAGCTGGTCAATGGCAAGAAGCCTATACTTTTGCTCAAGTAGGATTAACGTTTTCTAAATTAGAATTAGAACCTTTACCTATGAATACTGATTACCACGGAGAATATGTTTTACTATTTGAAAAAGCAGTGTCTGCTTGGTGGATAGGTCGCAAAGACGAATCAGCAGAAATATTTAAACAACTAGATGTTATGGATATATCTCCTGACTATAAAGCATCGGTTCAGAGTAACTTAGCGAGGATTAATGTTGCTGTTTGATATTGGAGCTAATAGAGGAGACGCTACTTTAGCGGGATTAAAAAAAGGCTATGAAGTAATAGCATTAGAGCCTGCTCCTAGGGTCTATGCAGAACTAGTAAAACAATTTATTTATCACCCATTAATAACTCCTCTTAGGTTTGCTGTGTCTGATACTAATGATGATTTAGTTGAGTTTTATGAATGTGTAGAAGATGGATTGTCTACTCTTAATAAAGACTGGTTAACTAGTTCAGAGCTACCTTATGCTGGTAAAGAATTTAGAACTATAAAAGTATCTACTATTACATTAGATAGATTAGTTGAAACTTATGGAAAACCTGATTTAATAAAAATAGATGTAGAAGGCGCTGAATGGGCTGTGTTTAAAGGAATGACTCAACATCATGGAAACCTTTGTTTTGAATGGACTAAAGAGACAGTTCCTGACCACGTTAACCAATTAAAATATTTACAAGGATTAGGTTACACAGAATGGGCACCACAATTTATTGTTAATCATTTAGATGAACCTACTATTAACTACATTTCTTTAGATAAAGCAGAAGAATTGCCTAAATGGATTGAGGAAAACGCACCTATTTGGGAAGCTGGATTGTGGCAAGAAGCAGGTCTTAGACCTACTGCAGATGTTGGGATGATTTGGGTTAGATAGAAGGCAATTAAAAGATAAACTAGTTTAATGCGTGCACATAAACCAGGCGGCCGTTTTGATGCCGATTTTGAGACCGATAGCATCCTTATTGGTTTTAATGAAGATTATCAACGTCCTATAGGTACACAAGCGCTTTGGTATGTATACGACCCCGCAGTATCGACCGTAGACCCAATTTATGACACAGCTGGAACTGACCCAGGTGTAGGGCGTTATTGGAAAGGCCCATACACTCTTCCTGTATTAAGAGCAGTTATTACTCAAGGCCCAGTGCCAAACTCAGAACGAGGCTTCTACGGTGGAGATTATTTGCACTTAACATTGCACGGAGAAGATTTAAATACTATTGCACCAGGTGTTCTTGGTAATCCTGATGTGCAAAATAGAGGTAGAATTATATGGCAGGGACAAGTCTACAGACCGTATAAGGTTCAACAAAAGGGAATTGTTGCCGAACGGTTTACTCTTGTTGTAGTTGACTGTATTCAAATTATGCCTGAAGAAGCAGTTAACGATACTCAATTTTTGGCTTACGCATCTGCTAATGACGGTTATGATGCAGGAGCTTACAACGAAGATACGTATGGAGATGAATAGTGCCACTTATTAAACCAGTTGTTGGTGCTTCTAATTGGGGCACAACTCTTAATACAGCTTTAGATTATTTAGACGCAAAACTTGGTACACAAGGAATCCAAGGCAGACAGGGTACACAAGGCGTACAAGGACGTCAAGGTACACAAGGTTTGCAAGGTGGTGGATTTAATCAATCACAAGGTACTCAAGGTATTCAAGGCAATCATGGTGCGCAAGGCGCACAAGGAACTTTAGGTATTCAAGGTAATCGTGGTGTACAAGGAATACAAGGAATTCAAGGACAACGTGGTACGCAAGGTACTCAAGGCACACTTGGTATTCAAGGAAATCAAGGCGTACAGGGTGTACAAGGTAACCAAGGTTCTAACGCAACTATGCAAGGTGTGCAAGGTGTACAAGGACGACAAGGTACGCAAGGCGTTCAAAGTGCAAGAGGGTTTCAAGGTTTTCAAGGAACTACTGGTACTCAAGGTTTACAAGGTCCTCGTGGAAATCAAGGTGTTCAAGGTCTACAGGGACAAACTGGTTCACAAGGTTTAGGTAATCAAGGTACACAAGGATTACTTGGAAGCCAAGGTGCTCAAGGAACAATTGGTTTACAAGGAACTACAGGAGCTCAAGGTACACAAGGAACTACAGGTATACAAGGATTATGACTTTATTTCATGATTCTTTTACAGTTGCAACAAGTGCAACTTTAATTGTTGAAGTCCCATTAAAAAATCCAACTGTATTAGTAACAATAGTTAATGATGATAATAACCCTATTTATATAGGAGACTCTGCTGTTGCTACAAGTGGTGCTGATAAAGGGTTAACGGTATCTAAAAATACAGCTTATAATATTGCATTAAATGCTGGAGATAAACTTTATGCAGTTTCTGCTGCAGGCACAGCATCTAATTCTGTGTCTGTTTTGTATTCTAAAGTAATTGGGTAAGGAGTAATAAATGAAAAAAGCAAAAGGAACTAAAAAGGTTCAAAAAGTAATGCACGAATATAAAACGGGTACGTTAAAGTCTGGTAAAAAAGGACCTGGTAAAGGAGCTAAAGTTACCTCTCGTCAACAGGCTGTTGCAATCGCTATGAGCGAAGCAGGAATGGCTAAGAAGAAGAAATAATGCCTAAAAAAATTTATAAAACAAAGAAAACAGTGGTTTCTGCGGGAAAGAACTCCAAAGAAAATCTAGAGACTAACCTAGAACAAATTAAACGTTCTACTGGCGCAACCCCTAGAAGAAGGAAGGGCGCTATAATAAGAAAACCAATAGCGTCTATTAGAAGCAAGGCTAAGGGTATAAATGCCAAAAAAAGATAAACCTGTTTGGGAAAAGAAAGACCCAACTGGTAAAGATAAAAAACTATCGCCAAAGCGGAAAGCATCTGCTAAGGCCCGAGCAAAAGCAGCAGGCCGCCCATATCCTAATTTAATTGATAATATGGCAGCCGCTAGAAAGAAGAAGAAATAATGTGCGCAGTATGCGGATGTGGCAAGAAAAAAGGCCAACCAGGATTTGGTAAAGGCCCTAAGAAAAAAGCTGCTAAAAAGACTGCTTCAAAAGGCATGTCATCTAAGCAAAAGAAATTAGATGTCGACAAAGACGGCAAGCTAGAAGGTTCTGACTTTGCTGCTCTACGTGGAAAGAAGAAGAAGAAATAATGTGCGCTACTTGTGGTTGTATGCAACCAAAAAACAAACACGGTAAGAAAACATTAAAAGCTGCTAACAAAGCATTTGCTAAAAAGGCTTCTCCTTCAAAAGGTAAAAAGTCTTCAATGGTCCGTAAAAAAGGCATGTAATGGCAAAGACACCAGCGTTTATGAAAGGTAAGTATACGAAGTCTAAAGATGAAAAAATGGACTCTCGTTTAATGAAAAAAGCTGGGTTTGATAAAGAAGACAAAGCCAAGTTTGAAAAAGCTGATAAAGCTCACGGTAAGAAAAAGAAGCCTGCGACTATTGCTGAAGACCGTAAAAAAGACGATGCAATAATCAAAAAGATTAAATCTAAAGAAAA